AAAGAAACCGCTTTGGCGGCCGACGGAACAGCTGTAACTGTTGGCGCAGTTGGCAATAACCCTTTCGCAAATGAAGTATTCTTAGCCCAAGCATCAGTTGCAGCCACAACCACACTAACAGTTATCGACGCCGGACAGATCCTCACCAGCAATCAGATTTCTTTTATTACAGCTGGTGGAGATACAGTCACAATTACTGGTCACGGTAGCGCCAACGCCATGACCACAACATCTGGTGCCTCTTCAGACGGAACTTTCAATGCCTCCACCGAATCCGGTGGTACGGCTAACAACAAAGCTCAAGCACTAGCAATTGCCACTGCCATCAATCTCCACGAAGATTTCACTGCAACCGCTGTCGATACCGCTGTGGTAACCGTAACGCAGGTCACTAAAGGCCTTGCTGGTAACACGGCTGTTACTAAGGCCGTTAACGGCGGCGACGGTAACATGCACGACGCGGTGCTGCAAATATCACCTCAATCTACTGACGCATCGATCTCCGCAGGAGCCTTCTCCGGTGCTGTTGCAGAAGCTCAGTCTTCAGCAGCTCCTGGCCGAATGTATTTCTTATCAACATTAATGTCATCTTCGGCAGGATCAAATTATTTAATCGATGCTGGAATGGCTGGCTCACGAGCGAAATACGCTCCAATACTTAGAGGGGCAATATTAGTTGCTTCTGGAGTTGAACTTACACTTTCAGGGTGGAATCAAGGTGAAGACGGCGCAGCTGCTCTCACAGGTTCAGCATATGCTTGGGGATCCAACGGCCTAAGTAAAAACTCTGGCGGTCATGTCGGAGCAATGAATGGTAGCAATTATACTGCAAAATTAATATTTAACGGCTTGAAGGACAGCACAGCGGCTTTATCTAAAAGGATTGTTACAGTTAAATTTGATGCTGAGGCAATAGACGGACATTTAAGCCAGCTAAATACAGATCCGGACAAGTTTGAAGAGTTAGGGCATTACCTATACGCTAATTACCCGGTTCCATCTATTTTGGCAGTACCAACAACAGATTTGCCAGTTCATAATTTCTCAGAAGTTGTTGACGGGGTTGCAGTGACACATTATCACAATGTACTTTTGACCACCGGATCCGCACCGTATAATACATACGGCGCAGCTGGATATAAGCCAAACTTCGAAGGCTTCAACGATAGATTTTCTACACCATTCACGCCCTGGGTTATATCACAAGCCGTTGGTGGAGCAGAAACCAAACTGTTTAGATTGCATGGACTAGATGATGGTCAAGGTGCAGAAGACAGATATTTCGCTGAAATCTCAAACATTCAATATCCAACAGTCTCCGGAGAATATGCTAAATTCAATTTAACGGTTAGAGCTTATGGAACGGCTGATACAAATCAGACACAACCAAATCCGGACCAAAATACCGGAGGAACATCTTTCCCTGTGTCGTATTCAAATTTAACATTAGATCCAAACTCAAACGATTATATAGCTAGAAGAATAGGAGATTATCATCGTTATTATAACTTCGACGTTGCAGTTGATCAACAGAAGTTGGTACTCGCTGGAACATATGAAAACCAAAATAGATTTTTCAGAGTTGAGGTTTCTGATGTTGTTGCGCAAGGTGCTACAGATCCAAACTTAGTTCCTTTTGGGCATCAAGGGGTGCACCACTTGGTGACTTCCGGAACACTGGAAATGTTAGCTCCAATTCAGACTGGAATTACATCAACCAATCCAGCCGGCGCTCCAGCAGCAATTTTCCCAACACAGTTTGGGGCAACTTCTGGCGCAACATGGGTAAATAACGTTGGTCAAGGTATGATAACTCCGCCAGTTCCTATGAGAAATCAGATTGTTAACAGTGCAACAACAACAACCATCTTACCATGGGGAATGAGATTTGATAGACCGGTTGCTGGAACTCTATATAGTGATGAAGCTGCTACTACAACGACTGTTTCATTAACAGGAGACACGGCAGGAACCACCGATCAAGTGGTTAAAAACAGTTCATCTTTATTGTGGGCTTCAGGAATGGATCTTATAAGAGAACTGAATAAGTTTTATCCTAGTTACGCTACTTCTCCTCAGTGGGTTGGAGACAATTCCGGAACTGCAAATACAACAAACGGAAGTATTTTAGATTCGAATTCTTTTAATAACAACAAGTTTTCTTTAGGAAAAGTGTATGTTGCAACTGAAACTGTTAGCGGTATAGTAAGACCAAACAACAATCGTTGGCACAACGCTTATTATATTGGAACAGGAACGGATCCATCTACTACGGGATATAGATTTCTAACTGCTGAGGATTTGAAACAAACAAACCAAACACAGAAATACACTAGGTTTATCATGCCGTTTCAAGGCGGGTTTGACGGTTTTAATATTTTTAATCAGAACAAGCGATTGATGAATCATCATGCAGCACATTATGAGCAAGCAAATAAAGCTGTACAGGGCGGGTTAAACGGTCCAACAGTCGCGGCATATAGAAAAGCTATCGATATTTTATCTGAGAAAACAGATACAGATATTAACGCACTGTGTATTCCTGGACAAAGATCAACATTTATTACAGATCATGCAGCTGAGAGTATGGAAGAAAGATTTGATGCTATATACCTTATGGATATCGAAGTTTGTGACCAAGGCGGATCAGGCGACTCTAATATAATGTTTGGAGATAATGACGAGCAAGTAGTATCGACTTTCTATACTCTAGATCGATTCGGTTCTCGCGGAGTTGATTCTTCGTTCGCAGCAGCTTACTATCCAAACGTTAATCTAACATTCGTTGATAACACAGCTGGTCCTGGTCTCGGCGGAGGTCAAGTATCTGGAACGGCTACTGATGCACCAGCATCGATTGCTGCATTGGGTGCGTTTGCTCTCACTGATAGAAGAGAAGGCGCCTGGGGTACTCCTGCGGGATACGATAATGGTCGACCAAAATCGATTACAAATACCATGGTTGAGTTAACAGCAAAGGATGTATCTGATTTATATATAGCGAGAATTAACCCTATAGCTAATTACAATGATCCAAATAGTCCTACTCTTGATTCCGCTGGAGATACAGAGGTACGAGGTACAGGGGTTATACAGGGACAAAAGACATTGTTATTGGCTGATTCTGCATTATCTAGATTAGACGTTAGAAAACTTATGGTATATATTAGACGAAGAACAAGAAGCATAGCTGAATCATATATATTCCAGCCTAATCAACCAAGCACATTAAAAGACTTTTCAGCAGAAGTTGAGGCGCTGCTAAGTCAGCTTCAGGGTGTGCAGGCAATTGAGCAGTATCGCGTTGTTATCGATGAGACAACAACATCACAAGCGGATATTGAAAACAACACAGTCCGCGGTAAAGTTTTTGTTAAACCATACAGATCAATCGAAATTATATCGATTGATATCAACATAGAAAACAACGGTGCTTTTTAAACACAAAATATAATATAAGCATACTTATTATAAAACGCTAAGGAGAATATTCATAATGGCTGAAACATTAGACGTCGCGAGCATGTTGCCGCGCAAATTCGAACCAAAATATGACAATCGCTGGATTTTTGCGCTCGAGGGTATAGACAGTTATCTTATAAAGACAGCTAACAGACCATCAATAGCAGTCGGCAGCATTACTATCGACTACATGAATTCACAGAGACATGTCGCTGGAAGATCTACGTTCGGAGATTTGACGGTAACACTTCATGATCCAATCGCACCATCCGGGGCACAACAAGTAATGGAATGGGCACGTACACATTATGAATCAGTTTCTGGTCGAGCAGGTTATGCTGATTTCTACAAAAGAGACGCTCAATTGAAGTTAGTTGATCCAATCGGAACCGTCATTGAGCTTTGGGATCTTAAGGGTTGTATTTTGACATCTGCAGATTTCGGTAGCTTAAAATATGGAGATGCTGGAATCCTAGAAATCCAATTAGGAATTAAATTCGATAATTGCGTATTGCAATATTAATTTGTTATAAAGCAATAGTCAATTTTAAACATTAAAAAATATATTTAAAATTTAAATATATACAAAAATCTAATTTCTCTGTACATTTACAACTAGGGAAATTAGATTTTTCTCTATTAGCGATTTGCACCAAGACACATTATATAATACATTCAGGAGATTAAATGAGCAAGAGAAAAGGGAACGATGTTTTCAAAGGTCAGGAAGCCGATGGGAAAGTTGGATCCGACTGGGCTGGTTCTCATAACGACATTTTAAAAGACGATTTTGGTTTAACTGTTCCAACAGAATTAGTACCGTTACCTTCACTGGGGGTAATATATCCAGAAAACCATCCGCTTCATTGTAAAGAGACACTTGAAATCAGGGCAATGACTGCTCGAGAAGAGGATATTCTTACTAATCGTGCTTATATCAAGCAGAAATCGGTTATTAACGAGTTGATTAAGTCTTGCTTGATTGATAAGCGAATAGATCCAGCGGACATGATCGCTGGCGATAGAAATGCTATTATGACGTCTCTGAGGATTACCGGTTACGGCGCTGATTACGGAGTAGAGGTTGATTGTCCATCGTGTGGTGAGCGTTCAAAGCAGAATTTTGATTTAACTAGATTGCCAATTAAGCGCATAGAAGATGCGCCGGTCGCACTAGGATCGAACTCATTTGAATTTGAATTGCCATTGACAAAAAAGAAAGTTCGTTTTAAATATCTAAATGGCCATGAAGAACGAGACATGTCAATTGCTGAAGAGAGACTTAAAAAGCAAGGTATCGATCAAAGAAATTTAGTTACAAAAAGATTTCAGAATCAAGTAATGTCTATCGATAATATTTCTGATAAGGTAAAAATCCACAAGTTTTGTCAAAATATGCCTGCAAGAGATTCATTGGCGTTGAGAAGATATATGGATAAAAACGAGCCAGGAATTGAAATGAAGTCTCATATGCTTTGTAATTATTGTTATGAAGAAAGCGAGGTGCGCCTTCCTATCGGTGCAAGCTTTTTTTGGCCTGACGCAGAATGATAAAGATGTATATTTAGAACCTATATTTTATTTAATATATTATTTAGGAATGACTTATACAGAAGCGTATTATTTGCCTATATGGAAAAGAAATTGGTATATTGATAGAGTCGTAAAGGAGATAAAGAAATCAAATGGAGATTCAAAAGGAAACGATACAAGTACTCGTGCTCTGACGAATAAACAACGACCAACCGGTCCACAAAGAACTAAAAGATTTACGTAGTTAAATATTTAATGATATATACACGTCCTGGGATTTTAGTTGAATATACAGCTAAATTTGAACAAATCGTAATGCAGGTGAAAAGAAAGTATACCCAGGCTTTTTCTTAGTAACCTTTATACTTATACTATCAGATCTATAGGTGATTTTTATGAAAGAATCAGAAATTCATAGTATGGTTGTATTACATTACCTTCGGCTTGGAATCGTTCCTTATTATCCAGGGTCAGGAGTGTTGATAAAGCCTGATAGAAAAACAAGAAGAAAATTTAGAAAAGTTTGGAGAAAGGCTGCTCGGGAATTAGATATGATAGAGAAATTATCTAGTAAAAACGAAACTCCGTCGCAGAATCTTAAAGGTTATAGGCAGTCAATCGTGTATAGTTGGATTAGAAATAAAATAGTTAAAAAAAGTAATTAAAAAGAGGTGTTATTATAATTGATTCTTTGAAAGCAGATGTTGGAGATTGTTGTTATTTTTTATTGCGAAACCAGTCAAAGATAAAGTTAGGTACAATCGTTAAAGTGCATGCCGGCGAGTCGGCTGTGGAAGTAATGGAGAGCGTGGATTCTAAATTTCATTTCGTATGGGAGAACAACGCTGCGTGGGAAGAAAGTGAACTTAAAGGAAAAAAGTGGGTTAAGCCCCATAATTATATAAGAAACATTCCTAAGGAGATATCTGATGAAAAAAAGCTCATTAAAAGAAGCGGTGCTATTCATAACCGGAAACAAGCAAAGAGTAAAGTTGCAAGGAAAAAAAGAAAAAGTTAAAGCGTATCTTGACGTTTTGATGGCATCAAAAGATTTATACGAAGCATTAAATCAAGAAAATATAACTTTAAATGAAATTAAATATTTAGTAGAAAAGAAAAAAGCATGCGCTATAGCGTATAAGATGAAAACTAGTGAAGATTGGGTATTGTAATTTTTAAATTCTGAATACTTATTATATAAAAAGGAGTATTCTTTATTATGGATCCAAGCCAAATAGAACTAGAAACACAATACAATGCAATACTCGAGCGGAGAGCAGAACTTTTAGCACAAACAAATAGCTTAAATTCTAACCAGGCTGAGTTATCTTCGCAAACTAATTCTATTCTTAGGGACAGGTCAAGAAGTTCGAAAAAATACGGAGATTCACAGGGGGATTTGGCCGGCCAGTTAGATAATGTAGCTGGATCTCAAGAGAAAGCAAACGAAGGTATGAGTCTCGGTTCAAAGATTAGTGAGATGTATACAAAAACAATGGAGTCATTAAGGTATGGATATGACGCCATACTAAAGCCAATGAAAACATTTTATGATTTTATATCAATGAAAGGTGTTTATGATAGTTTAATATCGGCCGCAGCGGATTATTCAGGTAAAATGAGAGAAGGGTTTGAGGCAACGCAGGCTCTTAAAGCGGTTATAGGGGATTTGGCAGGACCTTCCGGAGAACGTTATAATACGTTTGTTAAAGGTTTATCTAGATCTACTGGGGCTTTAGCCAAGTCTGGAAAAAATTTAGGAAGTGTATTTGGTATTGGAGTTGGTAGCGTCATGAAAGGCGTTACAGACGAAATAAGCAAAATGGGAGTAGCGTTTGACGCCACCATGGATGCCCTTGCTGGAGCCGAAGGCGAGTTCATGCTTTTAAACAAAGGACTCGGGATATCTTCAGAAGCATTAGGACAAATGGCTCGAGGATCAAAGGACGCGCAGGGCGATTTCGCAGAGATGGCCGTCACAATTGCTAGCGGAGCTAAAAAGTTTGGTATTAGTATGAAGTCAGCCGGTAAAAACGTCGATGCAGCATTGAAAGACGTTAAAAACTTCGGGTATATGACTAAAAAAGAATTATCAGAGACAGCATTATACGCAACCCGGCTAGGCCTTGAAATGGCGGATTTAACTACTTTCGGAGATAAGTTTGATACTTTCGAGGGAGCAGCAGAGTCTGTAGGCAAGTTGTCGTCTGCTTTCGGTATCCAGTTAGATACAATGGATATGGTTATGGAAGACAACCCAGCCAAGAAATTAGACATGGTTCGAAAAGCTCTTGAAGCTCAGGGCAAAACCATGGATAATGTTTTAGGCGATCGCCGGCAAGCGCAGTATCTATCAGACACAATAGGTATACCTATTGACAAATTAAAAGAATTACAGAAAACAACTACAGACGATTTCGGGTTTGATTCATTGGCTGACGATATGGACGTAGAAGCTCCAATGACGGAATTAGACGCTATGAAAGATATAGCCAAGCAAATGAAAGCTTTAAGCGATTCGTTTAAAGACCTGAGCGGAGTGGAAACATTCTTTGACGCGTTTTCAAAGGGGTTCAAAAAAGCAGGAGAAAGAACCCCGGCATACGTAAACATGATGGCGGAGGTCTCCGACTCTCTAACGTCGTTTTTTGAATTAGGCGAGCAAGTCGCAAACGGACTATCCGATTTATTTTATGTTGTAGGGGAAGACGGCGAAACAAACATCGCTCCACTTGCTGGTATCTTTGACGGGATAAAAGAATATTTTACATGGATGAAAACTGCAGCGGATTCTTTAATGGGAAAAGGCGGTCCGTTGGATACAGTTTTTGGGATAATAGGATCAGTAGCCAAAGGGGAATTACTAGACTCAGATGCTCCCAATATCTTTGATCTATTGATGGGCCCGTTTATGAAGGACAACCCTGGACAAGGCATCTTCAATCCAAAAATTAGAAAAGGATTAATGAGTGTAGCAACAATAATGCTTAAAGCTGTGTCAGATGCATTCGTATTCATCGGCACAGAGAGTACGAAATGGATATACAATCTTCTCAATCCAGTAGAGGTCGATAAGGCTTTAGACTCTGGTGAGGGCAAGCAGAAACTATTTGATATGGGAGCAACGCTAATAGGTTCATTTGGCAAAATGATGAGTAGTCTAGGAGAAGCTGCTAGTGGTTTGTCAGCCTACTTTGTTGGAGGAACTTTTCAAGGAGAGGTAATTCCTTATGAAACATCGGTTATAGGGAAAATGATGACAGCTATCGGAGAGAAAGCATCCGGATTAGAACCACCCAGTATGCTAGACAAAGGAAAAGGTTTCATGTTAAAAATGGTTAATGAGTTATTCGGATTCAATGATACAGAAGGCTTAGATCTCGCATACGCCAGTTTTGAAGATAAACAGAAACTCATGGGCCTAAAAATAAAGAAGTCTGCGGTAACCATGTTGAAATCTTTAATGGGTGAGCTCCGGTATATTGGGAGAGCAGGATTAGCAACGTATCCTGGACCAGATGATGCTCCATATATGCAAACATTCGACCTCGGGTATCAGATGTATAAATCCATGGCGGGACTCAAAGATATTGGCTTCGACGCGTCGATTAGTAGAATGGACAAGCAGATGGCCGCTCTCAAAGAGAAAATGACGACAGATAGTAATACCCTAGCTGAACAAGCACGGGAATCAGCTAAAAAAGTTCGCGACGCTCAAGAAGCCCTCACTTATGACCCCGGAGGCGCAAATTTTACGGGGCCTCCCATGCCCGGAATCCCAGAAAGCCCTGAAAATGATGCGAAATTAGCTGCAGCTGGAAGAAAATCCGGTAAAATTCATGCGGACGAATTTAATTTACATGTAGTTGAT